CGGGGCCGCCTGGGCCGCCTGGGCCGCCTGGGCCGCCGAGGCCGCCGAGGCCGCCGAGGCCGCCGAGGCCGCCTGGGCCGCCTGGGCCGCCTGGGCCGCCGAGGCCGCCTGGGCCGCCGAGGCCGCCGGGGAAATCGACTGGTCCAAGGTCAAGACCATGGACTACTACGAGGCCAAGGAGTACTTCCGGCCGATCTTCCGGCGCCACCTCGACGAGGCCCTCAAGGCCGAGATCGAGGCGTCGATCGCGGACACGATGGCGTGCCTCGACGCGATGCTCGACCTGCAGGTCGCGGCGTGATCCTCGCGATCGATCCGGGCTCCGAGCACTCGGCGTTCGTCGTGCTGAACCCAGCGACGGGCGGGCTTCGTTCGTTCGCGAAGATCCCGAACGAGGAGCTCCTCGAGCAGCTCCGGACCGGCATCTCGCCCGAGGTCGACGTCGTCGTCATCGAGTGGATGCAGCCGCACGGCCGGCCGACGTCGCTCCAGGAGTTCGAGACCCTCTACTGGATCGGCCGCTTCTCCGAGGCGGCCATCGGTGCGGGCTTCCGGGTCGAGCGCCTGGCGCGCGACGACGTGAAGTTCCACCTCACCGGCCTGCGGGCGAAGGTCGGCGACGCGAACATCATCGCGGCGCTCATCGACCGCTACGGGGGGGTCGGCGGGCGCGCGGCCGCGGTCGGGACGAAGACGACGCCGGGACCGCTCCACGGCGTGACGGCCGACATCTGGCAGGCGCTCGGCGTGGCCATCACGTGGTCCGACCAGCACGAGGAGGCCGCATGACCCCGATCCGGACCCGCGCCTCGAACTTCGTCTACCGCGGGCCCACGCCGGACATCGGCGACGCCTGGGTCGAGCGCCAGCCGGCCGAGCGGGCGGTGATGCTGACGTGGAAGCCGTCCGACGAGGAGCGCGCGGCCATCGCCGGCGGCGCGATGATCGAGCTCGGCATCTTCGGCATGGAGCCGATCCCGCCAGTCTCGGTCGGGGTCAGCCCGCACCGCGAGATCTCGGCCATGGGCGCGCACCTTCGCGACCTCGCCCTGGTCGAGCTCAAGAAGGTCAGCCACGGCCCGGGCAGCTTCCCGCCCGGTAGCTGGGTCATCAGCCCGGACGTGTGGGAGGACCTCCAGGCATCTGAGGCGCTCGATCCACCGGATGGCGTCCCGACACTGCTTGGGCGTCCGCTCCTCGTCGGATCGGATCTGGGCGAGTTGGCAGCCGGGACGATGTACTACAGCTCCGACCTCGGGGCGGGCCTGTGAAGCTCTACGTCGCGTCGTCCTGGCGGAACGCCCACCAGCCGGGCATCGTCGCGGATCTCCGCGAGCTCGGGCACGAGGTCTATGACTTCCGCCACCCGCCGGGCGGCGAGCACCTCGGGTTCAGCTGGTCCGACGTCGACCGCGACTGGGTCAGCTGGTCGCCCGAGCAGTACCGGGACGGGCTCGAGCATCCAATCGCCGTCGCCGGGTTCGAGTCGGACTTCGGCGCGATGCAATGGGCCGACGGCTGCGTCCTCGTGCTTCCGTGCGGCCGCTCGGCGCACCTCGAGGCCGGCTGGTTCGTCGGCGCCGGCAAGCCGCTGTGGATCCTGCTCGACCCGGGTGAGTTCGGCGTCGACGCCGGCCACCACGTCACCGAGCTCATGTATCGAATGGCCACCGGCGTCTGCACCGGCCTCGACGAGCTCGTCGACGCGATCGCGGCTCATCGGTGCGCGTACTGCAAAGGCCGGCGCTGGGTCAACGACGAGAACTGGCAGCCCGACGACCCCCGCGATCCACGCCGTTCGCCGCATGACGGGCTTCTCCCCTGCGACGGCTGCAACTTCGCCGGCTGGGACACCGCGGAGTGGGCGGCGTGACCGCCGATCGACCGCTGACGCCGGCCCAGCAGCGCCGGTGCGACAAGGAGCTCGCCCAGCTCGAGCGCGACATCGCGGACCTCGAGGCGACGACACACCTCCTGATGACGAGCGCGCTGCTGCGCGATGGCCACGCCGAAACCTGGAACGAGGCGTCGAAGCTGGCGCGCGATCTGCCGCGAGTCCGTGAGCTCTACGGGATCGAGCCGTGACCCCGGTCCTGAGCGCCGAGATCATCGCGAACCACGTAGGCATCCTGGGCAAGACCGGATCCGGCAAGAGCAACCTCGCGAAGGTCATCGCCGAGCAGCTGCTGGCCGCCGGCGAGCGCGTGGTCGTCCTCGATCCGACGGGCACCTGGTATGGCCTCCGGCTGACGCGGGCGCGGAAGCCGAGCCCGTTCAAGGTCGTGATCTTCGGCGGGGCCCATGGCGACATCCCGATCGCCGCTCACCACGGCGAGGAAATCGCCGCGGCGCTGGCTCGCTCGTCGACGAGCGCGATCATCGACACGCGCCAGCTCACGGTGAAGGGCCGGACGACGTTCGCGACCGGCTTCGCCGAGACGCTCCTGCAGCGCAACGTCGGCGTGCTCTACGTCATCGTCGACGAGGCGCATCTCTTCGCGCCGCAGGGCAAGGTGCCGGATCCGGACGCCGGCAAGATGCTCCACGCCTGGAACAACCTCGCGAGCCTCGGCCGGGGCGTCGGGCTCGTCCTCATCCTCATCAGTCAGCGGCCCGCGAAGCTCCACAAGGACTCGCTGACCCAGATCGAGACGCTGATTGCCATGCGGCTGATCGGCCCGCAGGACCGTGCCGCGATCCGTGAGTGGATCCGCGAGTCCGCCGACGAGGCGCAGGGCGCCGAGATCATGCGCTCGCTGGTGTCGCTGCCGACCGGCACTGGCTGGGTGTGGTCGCCGGCACTCGACGTCCTCGAGAAGCGCTCGTTCCCGCTCGCGTCGACGCTCGACACCGGAACGCCCTCGGCCGCGCCGGATGTCGTCCTCGGGCCCATCGACGTCGACGCCATCCGCGCCCAGCTCGGAAAGGTCGAAGAGGAGCGCAAGGCGAACGACCCGACCGAGCTTCGGAAGCAGATCGCAGCGCTCAAGCATCAGCTCGAGCAGCGCCCGACCGAGCAGGTCGTCGAGACCGTCGAGAAGATCGTCGAGATCCCGGTCCTCAATGGTCAGGTCCACGAGCTCACGGCCCGGGCGCGCGACCTGCAGGCCCTCAGCGCGTCGATCGCGCTGACGAGCCAAGAGATCCTCGCGGCCATCGACCGTGTTCAGCAGACCCCAACCAGGGAGCGGGAGGAGCGAGCGCCAAGGGGTGTGCCGGCTGTACCGGCCCGCGGCCGCGGCGACACTGCGGTGGCAACGCTCGCACCGGCGGCTCCGCGCCGTGATCCCGCTCCCGCTTCGCCCGCTCCCGCTTCGCCCGATTGTGACCCGAAGACCCTGACCAAAGTCCAGCGAGCGGTCCTGAGCGTCCTCGCGCACTTCCCCGAGGGCCGCAGCCCGAAGCAGATCGCGGTGATGACCGGCTACGCGGTGGGCGGGTCGACGATGCGCACCACGATCGGAGGGCTCCGAACAGCGGGCTTTGCGACGCCTGCAGGGATCGAGCCCGTCCAGATCACCGCTGCGGGCCGCGAGGCGCTGGGCGACTACGAGCCGCTCCCCACGGGGCCTGACCTCGCCGCGTACTGGATGGGCCAGCTGCCGGCCGGAGCGCGAAACGTGCTCCAGGCGCTCCTCGCGGCCCATCCGCGAACTCTCGACCAGCTGGCGCTCGCCGAGATAACGGGATACGCCGCAGGTGGTTCGACGATGCGGACGGCGCTCGGCCGGCTGCGGACGCTCGAGCTCATCGACGGGTTCACCGTCAGTCCAGAGCTGCTCGCATGAACGGTCTGCTCCTCGACGACGGCGCTTGGCGGCGCGCGCTGGACGGCGATCCGGAGGGCCTCGCGATCTACCGGCGCCACTACTCCCGCCGGCGCTATCGCGATGGTCGGCAGCCGCGGCTGTTCGTCGGGCCCGGCGAGAAGCAGGTCCTCGTCTCGCACGATGGTCGCGCCCTGTTCGTCTGGCGGAGGTTCGTCGACGACGCCGGCCAGGAGGGCGTCAACTGCGCGGCGTTCCGGAACGAGGGCGCCGGCCTGAGCTCGAGCCTCATCGCGGAGGCGATGGCGATCGCGTGGGCGCGCTGGCCGGGCGAGCGGCTGTACACGTACGTCGACGCCGCTGAGGTTCGGAGCTCGAACCCGGGCTATTGCTTCCTGGTCGCAGGTTGGCGTCCGGCCGGCTGGACTCGGGGGGGGCACGGCCGACGATCGCTCAGGATCCTCGAGGCGCTCCCGGCGTGGTTCGCCGAGGCGGCCGCATGAGCATCGTCATCGCCGACGAGTGGATGACCGTCCATCACGGCGACGCCCGGGCCGTCCTGCCGACCCTGGAGCCCGAGTCGATCGACGCGTGCGTCACGAGCCCGCCGTACTGGCGCCAGCGGTCGTACTTGGCGGCCGACGATCCGCTCAAACCACTCGAGCTTGGGTCAGAGGAGACGTTCGACGAGTGGGTCGCGAACCTCGTCGAGGTCTGTGCCGGGATCCGCCGCGTCCTGAAGCCCGCCGGCTCGCTGTGGCTCGTCCTGGGCGATCGCTTTGTGGCCAACGGCGACCCGTACGCACACCCGGCCGTCAACCGCTCGGCCTTCCACGCTGGCGCGTTCGCTCGCCACGTGCCGGCGCGCAAGGGGATCCAGGGCTTCCCACCTGGTCTCCGCCGGAAGAGCCTCCTGCTCGCCCCGTATCGACTCGCGATCGCGCTGTGCGAGGACGGCTGGATCCTCCGCGATCGCGTCGTGTGGGCGAAGACCAACGGCCTCCCCGAGAGCGTCCAGGACCGGCTGCACGTCCGCGACGAGGTCATCTTCCGGTTCACGCTGCGCGAGCGCGCCTACTTCGACGTCGACGCGATCCGCGAGCCCTACGCGATCGCCTCGATCGTCCGGGCCCAGCCTGGCCGGGCGGCCACATTCGCCGGCGCGAAGCACGCCGCGCCTGGGCAGCCGCCACGGACCCCGAAGGTCTGGACGGGAGACGAGGGCGATCGCCATCGCGTCGAGTGGATGCGTGTGGGTCGCGTCCGGACCGGCAAGAAGGTTCCTGGCAAGAACCCGGGCAACGTCTGGCCGGTGGCTACGGCGGCCGGAGGCGGCTCGCCCTACGCCCACTTCGCGATGTTCCCGAAGGCGCTCGTTCGCCGGCCCATCCTCGCGACGGTGCCCGTCGGCGGCGTTGTGCTGGATCCGTTCGCCGGCACGGGGACCACGGCCGAGGTTGCGAACGAGCACCTCCGGCGCGCCGTCCTCATCGAGCTCGATCCAGCGTCGATTGAGCACATCCGGATCCGCACGCAGCGGCGCCCGATCGTTGAGGTCCCGGCGTGACGAAGCGCCTCGCGATCGCCGCGGCCCTCGGCTTCATCGGCGGCGTCGTCACCATGGCCCAGGTCCTCGATCGCCTCCTCGGCGGCCAAGGGATCCGGATCCGGGTCCGCCACGAGCACCCGACCCTCGACGACGAGCCTGGTGGCGGGTGGCAGTCGTGAGCTTGGATCGGATCACCGGCCTCCGCATCCGGACCAGCCTGTTGGGCAGCGGCTCGTCGCTGGAGTTCGTTGACCAGGTGCCGGTCCGCTTCGAGACGCGCCCCAACGACGACGGCACGATCGACGAGGTGCTCGTCTACGCCGGCGATCGCTGCTTGCTCCATCTCGAGCAGTTGGGCAAGGACCACTACTGGTTCGCGTGGTACGGGGACGGCCCCGATGCCGAGCGGCACTTCAACATCGCCCGTCGCAAGAAGCGGGTCGAGATCACCGAGCGATGAGCGGTCGGTTCGAGCGCCTGCACCGTGAGCCTCGCCGGCTGACCGACGGCGAGAAGCTCCGGATCACGCTCGCTGGCGCCGCGCTGCTGATTGCCCTCGAGCTCTGGTGGGGCGAGCGCCTGGGATTCGGGCTCGGACTCGTCGCCGGCTGGGTTCTCGCCGAGCTCAACCGCTGGTTGGAGCGGCGTGGTGGCTGAGACGCGCGGCCGCTCTCTCAGCCGCCTCGAGCTCGTCCTCCTGCGAGCCCTCGAGGAAGCAGCCGAGGCGCGCCGTCGACGATCAATCGAGCGGGCCGAGCGGCGTGCGAAGATGACGGTCGTGGCGGGCGGTAGGAGGAGCGCGGCATGATGTGGGCCGCTGACGGCGCGTTCTGGCAGCGCTTCCTGCTGTGGTCGATCGACCCCGCCGCTCAGGCCACCTACTCGATGGCGCGTCTCGGCCGACAAATGCGCCGAGCGGCCGCCGCGATCGCTGCGTTCGGTGTCTCGATCGCGGACCTCGAGCCCGCGTTTCGGCGAATGGCCGACGGCCTGCCGATCACCGCGGCCGACGCGACCGCCCACCTGAGTCGCCCTGACGATCGACAGCCTCGAGCTTGATGCGTCTGCCGCGCTCCCTCGACGAGCTCCAAGGCCTCCGCGCCGCGCGCTGGATCCGCGAGTCGACGGCGGGCCAGGCTGATCGGTTCGGGCCCGATGCCCAACGCGATCACCAGGACCGGGCGATCGAGCGCTACGGCCTCGTCGACACCGGGCTCGCTTGGCAGGTCGCCCACTCCGGCCGGACGATCGCGACGACGTCGCAGTGGGCGGAGATGCTCGCTGGCGCCGGGCGCAGCTGGGACGTCCTCGTCGTCGGGTACGTCAGTCGCTTCGCCCGCGACCTCCGGACCGCGGTCAACGCCCGCCACGACCTGCACGCCGCCGGCGCCGCGATCCTGTTCGCCGACGAGCGCCTGCTGACAAGCGACGAGGAGGCGTGGGAGGGCTGGGCTCGGGAGGCGGTCGAGGCAGAGGCGTACTCTAGGCGGCTTGGCAAGCGGATCCGCGAGGGCTACGCCGCGAAGCGCCGGCGGCTCGCGGATCCCGGCGGCCACCCGCCGTTCGGCTTCCGGCGCTCCGGCCAGGACCACGTCCTCGAGCCCGTGGCAGAAACCGCTCACATTGTGAGCAGGGCCTTCCAGCTGGCCGCCGCCGGTGAGCCTGACCGGGCGATCGCCGGTGAGCTCGGGATCGGCCTCTACACGGTCCGCGAGATGCTCCGGTCGCCGCTCTATGTCGGCCGTCTGCGCGATGGCACCGCGGCGCGATACGAGGCGCCCGTCGACGAGGCCCTCTGGGAGCAGGTCCAGGAGCTTCGCGATCGCCGGCACACGCGCTCCGGCCGGCCTGGCAAGGCCCGGACGTATGCGCTGTCGATGCTCCGCTGCGGCGCGTGCGGCCGGCGGCTCCATGGCGACACGGGGCGGTACCGACACCCCGACGTCTGCCCGGAGTTCGCCGCGGCCGCGCCGGCGCTCAAGCGTCGAGCTCGTGGCCAGCATCGGACGCCGCTCGGTCGGAGCTACCCGGCGGACGTCTACGAGGGCGCGTTCCGGGCGATGCTGGCGAAGGTGTCGCTCGGCGCCGATGCGGTGGCCCGCCTTGTCGCGGCGACCCGCGAGCCCGAGCCAGATCGCCTGATGCTCGCCCGGCTCGAGCGCGAACGCGATGCCGCCCTGGCCCGGTACCGGAAGGATCGCGACCAGGTCGCGCTCACCGCGGCGATGGCGAGGATCGATGCCGCCGAGCACGCGGCGCGGAACGCTCCGGCCACGCCGGCGTTGACCGCGGCCGAGGTGCGGGCCTACCTCACGAACCTGCCGGCGCTCTGGGACGACGCGCCGAACCAGCGTCGCGCGCTGAGTGAAGCCCTCGCCCAGCAGATCGAGGTCATCGGGATCCGCACCATCCGGGTGACGCCGACGCCCGAGGCGATCGAGAGAGGCTTCGTGGAGGCATTCCGAACGGGAACAGTTGGGAATGGTCGGGGCGAGAGGCGTGGAGCCCTCGATTCCCGGCTGATCCTGTCCATCGTACCCGGGGTTGAGACGCGCCTGTCCGTCGTCCTCCCGCGGCGCGCGCCGCTCCGAATCCTGCGGTCCGCATGACCCCTCGCCGGATCCAGCGCCAACGCACTCGCGGCTGGCGGATGCCCGAGAACACGATCTACGTCGGCCGCCCGACCATCTACGGCAACCCGTGGCCGCTCGACGTCTACCGGCGCGAGTTCGCCTACTACTTCGCCGACGAGGACGAGCTCCGCCGGTATGCGCTCCGCGAATACCGCGGCTGGATCACCGGCGAAATCCAGGCCAAGCTGCCGATGCTCGAACTCCCGGAGCGGCCCGATCTCACGCCGCTCCGCGGTCGCAACCTCGCGTGCTGGTGCCCAGACGGGCAGCCCTGCCACGCCGACATCCTGCTCGAGCTGGCCAACCGGGCCGCGTGACGCTCGTGGCCCGAGACAGGCACCAGCCCTGGCGAGGGGCCCGTCTCCCCGTGCGGCCACCGAAGGCCGCGGTCGAATGCTGGCGGTGCTCCGAAGACCGCCGGCGGCTGTACACGATCCCGATCGGTCGGCCCGGCCACGGGATCGGGACGATCGACGTGTGCGGCCCATGTCTCGCGACGATCACGCCGCTCCCACCTGACCCGCTCGACGTGCAAACCACCGCCTGACACGAGGTTGTAGGGCCTCCTCCGACGCCGGTTGCTTGACAACGTCGGCGATAAGGTGGCGGATGGCCGGGCGGACCCCTCTCCTCGACGCCTCGGGTGCCGGCGGCGCCTTCCTCCTCGGCGCCGCCGGCCGCATCTCCTACCGGACTTACCCGGGCGCCGGCATCTCTTGAGTGCCCAGCCCTGATGCGATCGACGCCTTCCTGCGCCTGGGTGTCGCGGGCCTCCTCGCCGTCGGGCTCATCGCGTTCGTCCTGGAGATCGTCGTCAGCGGTCGGGCCTACCGGCGTGTCCTGGCTGAACGAGATGCGGCCTACCAGCGCCTCAGCCGATTCATCGACGTCGTCGAGGCGGCGACCGGCGTCAGGCCGCCGCCATGAGCTGGCTGCGTAGGGTGATGGCGCTGATCGAGCGGAAGCCGCCTGACCTCGGGAGTGTGGTTCCAGTGGACCCCTACCAGGCGCATCTGCTCGAGCAGGCCGACGCGATGCTCCGGCACCCGACGATCCGGAAGCTCGAGCTCAGCCGCCAGGAGGCGATGCGGGCCTCGTTCCGGCGCGCTAATCAGCGCCTGGCCGACCGATGAGCCTGCCCGACGTCCTGCTGAACGCGGCCGCGGCCTTGATCTTCCTCGACGTCCCGGTGGCGATCATCCTCGTCCGGGCCGCGCTCCGAAAGCCGCACATCACAGCGCTGACGCTCATGGCCGTGGCGTCGTGGGGAATCGCGATCCTCATCAGCGCGTACGTCTTCGCCGCGCTGAACGCGGTCGCCGGCTACCCGGTGCCGAAGGAGACCGCCCAGATCGGCTTCCGCCTGGCCGCGGTCGTCCTCGCGATCTTCCCGCCGCTGTTCCTGCTCGCCTACCTCCGCGGGTGGTTCCGCGACGGGCAGAAGTCATGACCCTGAACGAGGACGAGACGATGACCACCGACCAGCTGCCCGGCCTGGGCGGCCAATACGACCCCGCCCTGCATGTCGCCGACTGGCCAATTTCCGACCTGTTCGCGGCCGCAGGCCTGCCGCCCGCCGCCGCCTTCCCGGCAAGCTTCCGCGTCGGCACGATGCCGTCGGTCCTGAACCAGGGCACGACCCCGCAGTGCGTGGCCTTCTCCGGGTCCGCGATCAAGGGCCACGAGGACCGGCTCGACCAGGGCGAGTTCTTCAACTTCGACGAGGCCAAGTTCTTCGGCGAGATCGGCGGCGGCCCGAACGGCGCGTACATCTCGAACGCCCTGGCCCGGGTCAAGAACTACGGCTACCCGGTCGTCAGCGTCGGCCAGGAGGGCCAGCACAAGGCCGCGGCCTACTACAGCGTCCCGCTGACCGTCGCCGACCTGAAGGCCGCGATCACCGCCTTCGGCCCGCTGTGGTGCATCGGCGAGTGGAAGAACAGCTGGTTCCGGCCCGGCGCGAACGGCGTCCTGCCGGCGCCGTCGACCGTCGCCGGCGGCCACGCGACCGTCATGTACGGCTGGGACGACGCGCTCGGCGGGTTCCGGTTCCGGAACAGCTGGGGCGCCGGCTGGGGCGCATCGGGCGACTTCATCCTGCCGTACAAGTACCTGACCGCCGCGGCGAACGGTGGCTACCTGTGGGGCGCCTGGAAGCTCACCGACGCGATCGAGTACTCGCCCCGCACGCTGGCCTGCGGCGCCCAGATCCGGCCGGACGCCCACTTCGGGGCCTCGCTCGGCACGATCGCTGTCGGCGCCCACATCGGAGTCTCGGGCAAGGTCGCCGGCTCGACCTGGTCGAAGACCTCGAGCTGCAACCCCAGCGTGCCGAACTCCGGCACCAGCTGGTACGTCGTCCGCACGATCGGCGGGGTGGCGGTCAGCGTCCGGTTCCCCGGGCACGCGGCCGTCTACGTGTACGCCGGCGCAATCCAGGGAGGCTGACAATGGAAGTCCTGCTCGCGAAGCTCCCGGGCGATCCCGTCGCGAACGCCGCGGCGATCGGCATCGTCGTCCTGGCCCTCGCCGACTTCATCATCGGCTCGCTTCGGGCGATCTCGGGCGGCACCTTCACGTGGGACTCGTTCTCGACTTGGGTCCGTTCGCAGCTCGCCGGCCACGTCCTGCCGATCTTCTTCCTGCTCCTCGTCGGCCAGGTCTTCGGGACGATCGCGATCGGCGACGTCCACTTCAACGCGATCCTGATCGCTGCCGAGGTCGCGGCCGCGAGCTACGCGGCGACGACCGTGAAGTCGATCCTCGACTCGCTGAACACGAACGCACCGGATCCGGTGCCGCCGCCCGCCACCTGAGTGCCGGGGCTGTACTGCTGGGCCTGCGGAGCAGCGCGCCAGCTCATCGAGTTCATCGCCTTCTGGCCGGTCGAACGTCCGGCGGAGCGGCACTTCGTGTGCCGGCCGACGCTCGACCGGCCGAACGCCTCGATGTGCTTCCGCGAAGCGGTCGGGCCGGCCGTCACCCACGCGATCGCGCCGGCCGCCGCATGAGCACCCATCCGCCGGCGATCACGCACGTCGGCTATCGCCGTCGCAGCGCAGACCCACCCGTCCAGGAGTACGACACGGTCGAGGACTGGATCCGGTCGCTGCCGAAGCTCGCGGCGTTCGAGCTCGGGTTCGAGACCGGGGGCACCGCGATCGTCACGGTGGGGACCATCCTCGAGGGCGGCCGGCTCGAGGCGATCGCCGAGCGGATCCGGATCCAGCAGCGCCTGGCGGCGCTGGGCCGCTGATGCCCGACACGTTCTACTGCCCCCGCCGCGATGACATGACGCGCTCGATGATCGCGTTCTCCGGCAAGGGCGGTCTTAGCCTGTGGATCGACCCGGAGCTCGAGGTCGGCGGGACGCCGAACGAGGACCGCTGGGTCAGCGATCGCGGCCGCGATCGCGGGTATCGCCACTGCACGTACTGCGGCAGCCTCGAGCCGTCCGAGTTCCTCGCGGCCGTCCTCGCCGGCGCCGAGGTCGGGCCGACGGACAAGGGCTACAAGGTCTACATCGACCTGCCGGAGCCGGCGCCCGACGAGCTCCGCGTCGTCTCGGCGATCACGTGGGATCCGGGGCCCGAGCGGGTCAAGGCCGAGGGCTGGCTGAAGGTCGATCGCAAGGGTCGAGCGCTCCTGAAGCGCGACGGCTGGGGTGACAGCGGCTACCTCTTCTACCGGCTGACGGCGCGCGGTCGCATCCACCACGACAAGTTCTACCTGCAGCACATCGCCCACCCGGGCCTCTTCCGGCAGTCGTTGTACGACCTCGTCAACGCCGGCAAGGTCAAGGTCGGCTATCCGGGCCACTTCTACTCGGGCCTGCTCGGCATGCGCCAGGAGCACCTCGCCCGCCACCCAGAGGCCGCGACCGAGGCCGAGCAGCGCGCGATCGACGAGCTCCGCGCCCGGATGCCGGAGGTCATGCTCCCGTGACGCCGCAGGAGCCGAACGTCGAGCAGGCGATCCTCGCCGCGGCCGCGAAGGCCGCCGCCGAGATGAAGCAGATCGCCGTGGCATTGCCGACTGGGCGGCCGGTGATGCTCGCAGTCCACGGCGACATGACCGACTCCGAATGGCTCGCCTTCATCGGGATGCTGCCGGCGATCCGGGACGACCTTCGCCGCGAGTGGAACGCCAGCCACCCGTCGCCCACATCCGGCCTGCACCTCGTCGAGCCGCAGATCGACGCCGCGGCCGTGCGACGCAACCTGGCGCGGCACTCGTGAACCGGCGGCCGTGCGCCGACGAGGACGACGAGCCGGTGATGGGCGCGTACCTCGGCATCGGCAGCCTGCACCACGTCAAGGATCCCGACTCGGCCGAGGAGACCGCGGCCGGTCGCCTCTACATCCCGGACCTCACGCAGCGCTCGGGCTGGTGGATGCACCTGGTGCCTCGACCATCCTCACCGAGCTCGTCGACGTCACCCCGCAGGCCGGTTGGCTTCCGGGTGCGGCGGTGAGCGGCGCTGCTGGTGGCACGGCTGCGCCGATGTCTCGACTGTGGGGACCTGACGACGAGCACGCGCTGCTCGACCTGCGAGCGGCTGCACGACGCACCACGGCGGGCGGTGTACGACGACCCGCGGTACCGGCGCCTGCGCGCTCGGGTCCTTCGGCGGTGGAGACTCCAGCACGGACCCTGGTGCCCGGGCTTCGAGGTCGAGCCTCACGTCAGCTGGGACCTGACGCTCGACCACGTGATCCCGCTCGAGCAGGGCGGCGATGGGCTGGACGAGCGGAACGCCTCGGTGCTGTGCCGATCGTGCAACTCGAGGAAGCTGGCACGGGTCTGAATGGGCTGCTGGCGGAGGTGGGCGACCACCCCGGGGGTACCCACAGGGGCGTACGGCACCCTGCCAGCCGACTCCCTCGACTTTTGAGGGGTAGGACTCCGGCGCGTTTTTTTCGCCCGGCAGCCGGCAGCTCCTCCCTCGCGGGACGGGAGGCGCCTGGCGCCTCGACCGTCGCGCTCATCGGCTGCGGTGAACCCACCGTAGCACCCCCGTCAACGTGGCGCGAGGCCACGATTCGCCGGCGCGATGCCGGCGCGGAGGTCATCCATGCCCAGGGCGCCGAAGCCCAAGTCGGTCCGACAGAACACCGAGCGCCGCGACGTCGGCGAGGTGCCATCCGACGCGCCATCGCCGTCGCTCGAGCCGCCGAAGCCGCTCTCCGAATGGCTCGCGACCACGAAGCGCAGCTGGACGCGGTATTGGAGCTCGCCGGCGCGGCACGTGACGGTCGCGTCGCTCGACCTCGACACGCTCGAGCGCCTCTGGACGCTGTACGACGAGCGCGAACGGGCCCAGCGCGAGCTCCGGAAGCCCCAGAAGGACGCCTCGGGCAAGGTCATCCGGCGCGATTCGCGCGTCGTCGAGGGTTCGCAGGGCCAGATGCGCCCCTCCGGGTTCTACACGGTCATCGCGCGGCTCGACGCGGAGATCCGGCAGCTCGAGGACCGCGTCGCGAAGCACATGAAGTCGCGACTGACCCTCGGAATGGTGGTCGGAGCCGATGACGCTCCTGTCGACCAGCCCGATGACGACCCCGAGCGCTCCGCCGGCGATTTCGACGACGAGCCGAGCGCCGATCCACGCCTCTACGTCATGGACGGGGGCGCCAGGTGAGTTCCGGCCGCCCCGGTACGCCTCGCCGCAGCCCTTCCTGCCGTCCGGCGGGCCCTACCCGACCGCGGGGCGCATCGCCGGCCGGTTCATCCAGCGCGACCTCGTCCACGGCGAGGGTGATGCGCTCGGCGAGCGGATCCGGCTGCTGCTCTTCCAGTGGTACGCCCTGAATCGCATCTACGAGTTCGATCCGGACACCGGCCGGCTGCTGCACGACACGGTCCTCATGGTCATCCCGAAGGGGAACGGCAAGACCGAGACGTGCGGCCAGATCGCCAACGTCGAGATGCAGTCGCCGCTCGCGCCGCTCCGCTCGCCGAAGGTCACGCTCTCGGCGGCGTCCTGGAAGCAGGCCGACGAGCTCCTGACGGCGTCGCGGCTCGCGATCACCGGCTCCGAAGAGGCCCCCGGACCGCTCGCAGGGCGTTTCCAGCGGGGCCTCCACCTCCTCGACGACAAGATCATCGCCCCGACCGGCGGCCGGATCGTCCGCCAGGCGGCGGTGGGAGGCCGCGCCGACGGCGGCAAGGAGACGTGCCACCTCGGCGACGAGATCCACGAGTGGATCGGGACGCGGGCCGAGCGCATGTGGACGGTCAAGGGCCGCTCGCTCCGGAAGCGCATCGTGATCCGCGGGACGTGCGCCCGGTGCCTCGGCGAGCTCGTCCCGGTCCGCGGCACCGGCCCGGCGCATCGCGACCGCGCCGCGGATGCCGATCATGCGGCCCTGCCGATCCGCGGCGGCCTCCAGATCGGGATCACGACGGTCGGAGACGATCCGACGGTCGTCACCGAGGAGCCGGCGACCCTGCTCGCCCGCCTGTGGCGCAAGGGCGTGGCGATCGCCGAGGGCCGCCTCGTCGACCCGGGCTTCCTGTTCCTCGCCTGGCAGGCTGAGGAGGGCCTCGACCTCGACAACGACCGCGACCTCGAGCAGGCGATTCTCCAGGCGAACCCGGCGGCCGGCTACGCGATCAAGGCCGACCCGAAGGTCGCCCAGCCGTTCCTCTCGGTCGAGGAGAAGGTCCGGAGCATCCGCGACATCACCGTGTCGCGGGCCGAGGGCGAGCGCTACGACCTCTCGTGGTGGTCGCAGGCGCCCGACAGCTGGATGCCGCTCCGCGCCTGGACCGCGCTCCGCCACAAGACGCTCACCATCCCGCCGAAGGGCACGAAGGTCTGGGGCGGCTTCGACGGCTCGAAGTCGCGCGACTCGACCGCGCTCTGGGGCTGCACCGCCGAGGGCCACCTCTTCAAGTGGGCCGTCTGGGAGCGGCCAGCGAACGCCGTGGCCGGCTGGACGGTCCCCCACCTCGAGGTCGACCGCGAGCTCAAGGCGTTCTTCGCCTACTTCGACGTCCAGTTCGTGCAGATGGACCCGCCGCGCTGGGAGACCGAGTACGAGACCTGGTCGCAGGCCTGGCCGAAGCGGGTCCTCGCGTTCGAGACGAACGTCTACGAGCGGTTCGCGCCGGCGGTCGGGCGGTTCAAGGACGCGGTCCTCGAGGTCCCAGCCGGCGGCGTCGCCCGGATCAGCCATGACGGCGATCCGGTCCTGACTCGCCACATCGCCAACGCCCGACGGAAGGACGTCCGCTGGGGCGAGGTCATCACGAAGGAGAACCCCGACTCGCCGCGGCGCATCGACGCCGCGGTGGCCGCGGTCCTCGCCTACGACGGTGCCATGGCCCCGGTGAAGAAGGTCGACAGGACGGTGCGCGCATGGTCCTGACCGCTGAAGCCTTCGCACTCGCGGGCCAGCCGGCCAGCAGCGAGATCCTCGTCGACGTCGCGCTGCCGGCCGGATCCGCGCGGGACCGCTCGATCGCGACGATCCGCCGGCTGTCGACGACGATCTACGCCCGCTCCGCCGAGATGGCCAAGGCCGACGCGTACTACCGGGGCGAGCAGGGCCTCCGGTTCACGAGCTCGAAGCAGCGGGCCGACTTCGGCAAGGCGTTCGGCAAGTACGCCGAGAACCTGTGCGGCCTTGTCGTCGACGCGGTCGAGGAGCGTCTCGACATCGAGGGTTTCCGGTACCCCCACACCGACGAGCCGGGGTCAGATCCTGACGAGACGAGCACCGACGCGGACGCCGACGCCTGGCGGATCTGGCAGGACAACCAGCTCGACGCGAAGAGCCAGATCGCCCACCAGGAGGCCCTCATCAAGGGCTTCGCCTACGTCCTGGTGAGCCCGATGGCCGACGACATGATCGCCGGGCGATCGCCGCGGATCACGATCGAGGACGCGCTCGCGACGATCGTCGAATTCCAGCCCGGGACGACGCTCCGGACGGTCGGGATGAAGCGCTGGGACGACCCGGTCGCGAAGCGCACGTACGCGAACCTGTACTACCCCGACCGGATCGAGAAGTGGCAGAGCTCGACCTGGCGCGACCTCGCCGGTCGGCTCCGCAGCGCCGGCGGGCAGTTCGCCGCCTCGAGCGAGGAGAGCTGGGAGCCGCGCGTCGTCCCCGGCGAGCCGTGGCCGCTCTACCACGAGCTCGGCGTCGTGCCGCTCATCCCCCTCGTGAACCGGCCGCGCCTCGACGGCTCGGGCCGGTCCGAGATCGCCGACGTCATCCCGATCCAGGACGCCCTCAACAAGATCGCGATCGACATGATCGTCGCGTCGGACGCCGGCGCGTTCCGCCAGAAGTGGGCGACGGGCGTCGAGATCCCGATCGACCCCGAGACCGAGAAGCCGGTCGGCCCGTGGAAGCCCGACGAGGAGCGGATCCTCTCGGTCGCCGTCGCCGACGCGAAGTTCGGGACGTTCGAGGCGACCCAGCTCGACAACTACACCTCGGCCCTCGACCAGAAGGTCCAGGCGGTCGCCTCGATCAGCCGGACCCCGTACCACTACTTCCTGCGCCAGGGCGGCCAGCCGCCGTCGGGCGAGTCGCTGAAGAGCTCGGAGACCGGGCTCGTCCGCAAGGCGAAGCGCCGCCAGCGCCAGTACGGCGAGGGCTGGGAGGAGGCGATCCGGATCGCCTTCCTCGTCCTCAAAGACGCCCGCGGCGAGGTCCTCGACAACGAGACGATCTGGTCGAGCCCCGAGACGATGACCGAGGCCGAGCACATCGACGCGCTCGTGAAGCGCCGTCAGGGCCTCAAGGTCCCCCTCCGCCAGCTGTGGGAGGACGCCGGCTACACGCCCGGCCAGATCAGCCGGTTCCAGGCGCTCCTGAAGGCCGAGGCCGAGCTCCTCGCCGGGACGCTCGTCGAGCCGATCGGGGCCAACGCCGAGCCCGGCAAGACCCCCTTCCAGGTCCAGGAACGCACCGAGCCGTGAGGAAAGGAGAGTCATGACGTTCGAGGGTGATCTGAACGAGCAGGCGCCGGCCGAAGAGGCGCCCGCGTCCGAGCCGGAGGCCGAGGCCGCCGCGCCGGTGCCCGAGATCGGCGATATCCCGACGACGACCTACGGCGGCGTCGTCGCGTGGACTTGCCCGACGTGCGGGTACATGAGCCGCGCGGACCGCGACGGGATCGTCGCGCACCACGCCGAGGCCCACGGATCCGCGGCGGCGCCGGCGAAGGCCGCCGCGCCCGCGAAGCCGAAGGCCGCTCCCGCGAAGAAGCCGGCCGCTCGGTCCGCGCGCGGCCGCTGAATTCCTCGTTGACGTCGTAGGAGGCCTGACAGTACCGTGCCGAACGAGACAACCCCAGCCGCGGGCGCGACGCCCGCCGCGGCAGGTGCGACGCCTGCCCAGACCACGCCGGTCAGTCCGGCAGCCGATACCAACCCGACGACACCGGCGACGCCCGCGACGGGCAACCCGGAGGATCTCGGGGCGGCTGGCCTCCGAGCTCTCCAGGCCGAGCGATCGCGCGCAGATGCCGCCGAGCGGGATCTGAAGGCGCTGAAGACTCAGCTCGAGGAGCTCCAGAACGCCCAGAAGTCCGATGACGAGAAGGCGATCAGCCAGGCGAAGAAGGACGGAGCCGCCGAGGCGAGCGCGAAGCTCACCGCCGCGATCCGCCGGTCCGAGGTCCGCACGGCGCTCACCGCAGCCGGCGCGAACCCCGCTCTCCTGGACCTCGCCGCCAAGGCCGACGAGTTCGCAGCGCTCGACGTGAGCGATGCGGGCGAGGTGACCGGGCTCGCACAGGCCGTCGAGGCGTTCAAGAAGGGCCATCCCGAGGTGTTCGGCAAGCCGGCGACGCCGGGGACCGCGGACGGCGGGACCAGGGGCACGGCCTGGCTCACTCGCGAGCAGATCGAAAAGATGACCCCTCAGGAGATCGCCGCCCGCTGGTCAGAAGTGGAAGCGGCGCTCCCGAACCTTCGATAGGAGCCCATCGACGTGTCGATCGACACCTTCATCCCGAGCGTCTGGTCCGGCGCACTGCTCGTGAACCTCCACAAGGAGCACGTGTACGCCCAGCCCGGCGTCGTGAACAGCGACTACGACGGCGAGATCGCCAACGTCGGCGACACCGTCAAGATCCACGCGATCGGCGCGGTCACGGTGTCGGACTACACGAAGAACACCGACATCAGCGCGCCCGAGACGCTGACCGATGCCGAGCTGACGCTGGCGATCGACCAGGCGAAGTACTTCAACTTCCAGATCGACGACATCGACAAGCGCCAGCAGACCCCGAAGCTCATGACCGGGGCCATGGCCGAGGCCGCGTACGCCATCAGCGACGCGTCCGACCAGTTCGTCGCCGCGCTCTACACGGACGCCGCGTCCGCGAACCTGATCGGCTCGACGGGCTCGCCCAAGACCGACCTCGGGACGGCCGGCCAGCCGTACGTCTACCTGACGAACCTCAAGACCGCGCTCGACGTGGCGAACGTGCCGAAGGCCGGCCGCTTCGTCGTCGTCCCGCCGTGGTACGAGGCGCTGCTCCTCCAGGACCAGCGGTTCGTGTCGTTCGGCACCGCGCCGAACGTCGAGAACCTGCGCAACGGCCAGATCGGCCGGGCCGCGGGCTTCGACGTCCTCGTCAGCAACAACGTGCCCTCGGCCGACGCGACGACGAAGTTCCGGATCATCGCCGGGCACCCGATCGCCTGGTCGTTCGCCGACCAGATCTCCGAGGTCGTCGCCTACCGGCCGGAGCGCCGGTTCGCCGATGCCCTCAAGGGCCTCCACGTCTACGGCGCGAAGGTCGTCCGACCGTCCGCCCTGGCCGTCCTCACCGCGAACGCGGCGTAGGCCGACTGATCGAGTGGCGCGCCGCCGGAGCCCCCGCCCGGCGGCCGTCGCTCGACACCTGACCTGACAGGAGGCTTCGCACCATGGCCAACGCCACCGCCATCACCCTCAACGACTGCGTCGCCAACGGCGGCATCACGCAGCCGACGGCCGACGTCCTCGACACCGGCACCGCCGCCGTCACCCTCCCGCTCGCGCTGTCTGGCATCGGTGCCGACCGCGTCCTGCTCGAGGTCACGAACAGCGGCCTCCAGAACTTGAAGGTCGAGATCCTCGCCGGCGACAACCCGCCGGCGTCGCGCGCCGGCCTCGGCGACCTGACGCTCGTCGCGGCGCTCGCCGCGAGCGGCGTGAAGGTCTTCGGGCCGTTCGAGGGCAGTCGCTTCATGCAGAACGACGCGACCTCGAAGGGCCGGCTCGACTTCAAGTTCACCCCGGCCTCCGGCACGATCGGCGTGGGCATCCGCGCCTATCGGCTCCCGAAGCGGGTCTAGCGCGACGAGGGGCGGCGGTTTCGGCCGTCCGCCCCCCCGACCGCTGCCACGATGGCCGTCCGCTCGTCCATGACCGACCTCATCGCCCGGATGCGGGTGATGACCGGCGATACCGGCTCGTCGCCCGTCTTCGATGACCAGGCGATCCAGGACGCGTTCGACGAGCGCCGGACCGACGTCGTCGAGGCCGAGCTCCGCTACCGGCCGTCGTTCACGGATCCCGGGCTCGTCGTCTTCCACGACTTCTTCGCCCCGCGGCGCCCCTGGGAGGCCAGCGTGGTCCTCCACGACACCGGCGGGAACGTCCTGACCCCGAGCACTGCGGACCTCATCGCGGCCCACTGGACGTTCGCCAGCGGCCGCAGCGTGCCGGTCTACATCACCGGCAGCTTCTACGACCTGTGGGGCACCGCGGCCTCGATCCTCGAGCAGTGGGCGGCCAAGGTCGCGCTCGAGTTCGACTTCGCGACCGACCAGCAGACCTTCGATCGGACCGGCAAGCGCGAGGGCCTCCTCAGGGTCGCGGCCGAGTTCGCGCGCAAGGCCATCCAGCCCGCCGCGCGGCCCGCGTGGCGGTCCCTCGAGTGGTGAGAGGAGCCGATCCGATGCCCGAGCAGCGCGTCATCATCAGCCACCCCGACGGCCGGAGCTACAGCGTCACGCCGGCGGGATTCGCCGAGCTCTACGAGCCGCAGGGCTTCGAGATCGTCGGGCCCGAGACCGACGAGAGCTTCGACGTGACCGGGATCCCGGTGCCGAAGGCCCCCCGCAAGGCGCCCCGCGCGAAGGGCACGAGCCGGCCGAAGCCGAAGCCGGCGAAGCCGATCGCGAGCCAGGAGCCGGCGCCGGCGGAGGAGAGCTGAGCCGGTGCTCTCCACGGCTGATCTCGAGGCGATGCAGACGACCGTCAACGAGTCGCTGCCGGACGCGTGCGCGCTCGTCGTCGACACGCTCGCGTCCGACAGCGCCGGCGGCCAGACGGCCACGCCCGGCAGTCCCGTCGACGTCGCCTGCCGGATCAGCCCGATGCCGGTCACGCGCCGCTCGACGGACGCCGAGGTCCTCCAGACCGGCCGGATCGTGTCGCAGGCGCCGTGGCTCATCGCGCTGCCGGCCGGCACGACGATCGACACCCGCTACCGGATCACCTCCGGCGGCCGCGCGTTCGAGGTCGTCGAGGTCCTCGCCGCGCGGAGCTGGGAGCTCAGCGTCCAGGTCGCCTGCCGCCTCGTGAACGGCGGGGCCGGCTGATGGCCCTCGCCGCGAACCCGACCTACGTGATGAAGCCCGCGAAGCCGGCGCGCCCCGGGCCCCGCGGCGTCATCAAGCCGGGCAAGGCCTTCAACCACTTCCCCGAGATCATCGCGGCGTTCCCGGGCGCGGTGAGCGCGATCGTGATCGAGACGACCGAGGCGCTCGCCCTCGCCGCCATGGAGAAGGCGCCGGTCGAGCAGGATCCGCGCCCGGGCGACCCGACCCCGGGGACGCTGCGCGCGTCGACGCACGTCCGGTTCCTCCTGGGCAAGGGCTCCGACCTGGTCGTCACCGGGCGGGTCGAGTTCCCGGCCAAGGATCCGCGCGGCCACCGCTACGCGAAGCCCCTCGAGACCGGATCGATCCGGAAGCGGCGCGGCCGGCTGGTGAAGGTGGCCGCCCGGCCGTTCCTCGTCGACGCGATCGTCGAGGAGCGCCCGAAGTTCTACGGCTCGCTGCGCGAGCTCGAGTCGAGGCTGCCGCGATGAGGGCGGTCGCCGTGCCGCGGATCGTCGTGGCCACGCCGGACCAGCCCTGGATCTCGATCGACGACGCCGTCTGGCTGTCGGGCAACGTCCTGACCGACGGCGAGCCGTCAGCGGTGCTGGCCGTGCACGTCAACCCGGCGACCGGGGAGCAGTGCCGGCGCTCGCCGCGGACGATCGGCGCGCACACGATCGTCTCGCGCGACCCGCTGACGATCCGGGCGAGCCTCGTCTGCGACGAGCCCGGTTGCACCTGGCACGGGTGGGTCACCGATGGACGCTGGGTGCCGGCGTGAGCGGCTTCTCGGCGTACACCCGGGCGACGAAGTGGCTCTACGGCGTCCTGACCTCGCCGGCCATCAGCGGGGTCCAGGGCGTGTACGAGGACGCGGCGCCGGAGGGCGTGACGGTCGCCGGCGACGTGTGGATCGAGTTCGAGCCGATGACGCCCGGACAGGACCTCGGCGTCGTCGGCGAGCAGCGGGTCTGGACCGAGTTCCCGTTCCTCGTCCGGGCGATCACCCGCGGTCGCTCGACCAAGGCGCTCGAGGCGATCTCGGACGCGATCGACAGCCGGTTGCACCGGGTGGAGGGCACCACGACCGACGGTCGGGTGCTCCAGAGCACGCGCTCCTCGGAGGAGCAGGACTCATGGGTCGAAGCCGGCGTCGAGTACCGGGCCCTCGGCGGCATCTACCACCTCATCGTCCAGCCCCTGCACGCTTGAGCTCGTAAGGAGATCCGATGACCGACCGCGCCAGCGTCGCCGAATCAGTCCAGGTAGGCCTCGAGGTCACGCCTGGCACGGCGGTCGCCGCCCCGACCAACATCCGCAGCGTCTCCGTCATGTTCAAGATGCCGGGCGCGGCCGAGCTCTTCCGGCCCGACGGCCACAAGTTCAACGCGCTCGCCGAGAACAACGCCGAGTGGACCGGCTTCGACATCTCGGGCAAGCCGACGTACACCGAGATCTGCTGGCTCCTCGCGCCGATGTTCGGCAACCCCTCGCCGAGCTCGTCCGGTGTGGCGGTCAAGACCCGCGTCTACTCGATGAGCGACACGGCGCTCCTGAGCCCGACGACGCTCACCATCGAGAAGGGCGGCAGCGTCCGCGCCCAGAAGCTCGCCTACGGTGTGCTGACGGACCTCGGGATGTCGATCACCCGGGCCAACGGCCTGTCGCTCACCGGGCAGGGCATCGGCCAGCTGATGAGCGACGGGATCACGAAGACGGCCTCGCCGTCGGACGTGGCGCTCGTCCCGATGATGGGCAAGCACTTCGACCTCTACATCGACGCCACGGCCGCCGGCCTCGGCACGACGAAGATGCTCCGCGCCTTCAAGGTCGAGCCGTCGCTGGCCGGCGTGTTCGGCCCCATCTGGGCGATCAACTCGGCGTCGACGTCGTTCACCGGCGTCGTCGACCTCGCGCCGACGACCGGGATGAAGCTCACCGTCGAGGCCGACGCGGCCGGCATGGCATACCTCACCCAGTTCCGGGCCGGCACCATCATCTTCCCCCGCCTGAAGGCGACGGGGCCGATCATCGACAGCTCGATCCCCTACTCGTTCCAGTGGGACGCGGCGCTCCTCATCAAGAGCGTCAGCCCCGACGAGGACGAGTCGGGCGTCAAGGTCGTCAGCTTCGAGACCGAGTTCGTGAAGGACTCGACCTGGGGCAAGGCGACGGAGATCACCGTCGTCAACGACGTCGCCTCGGTCGCCTGACCGATGCCGATCACCCTCGCCAAGCTGTTCAGCCCGACGGCGACCGTCTCCTTCCCGTTCCTGGGGGAGACGGTCAACGTCGTCTGGGCACCCTTCAGGTACACGGGCGAGATGCAGGAGCTCGCGGACCGGATCGCGGCCGAGCAGGCCGTCGATACGGACGAGATCGCCCGGCTGCGCGCATCCGCGACCGACAAGTTCGAGGAGGCCGCCCGGCTCGAGCAGGCCGACTCTCCGGATCCCGAGGCGATCGCCGCGCTGCGCACCGAGGCGGCCGCGGCGCTCCTCGAGGCGGACGCGAGCGAAGTCCGGCTCGACCACCGCGACAAGGCCGCGGTCCGCGAGGTCCTCTCGAAGCTGCTCGTCAGCTGGGACGTCCTCGACGAGGCCGGCAAGCCGATCGGGACCGACGTCGACACGCTGGCGCGGCTGCCGGACGTGTTCAACCGGACCGTGTTCTTCTCGCTCAGCCAGGAGAACGTCCCGGACCCTACGAAGGCGCCGCCGTCAGACGAGCCCTCGAGTTCGAAGACAGCGACGCCATCCCCGACTGGCTCCCCTTCCTCCAGGCGGCGCGCGCCCTCGGCGTCAGCCCCTTCGAGCTCGACGAGCGGGCCGAGCGAGCCCGCCATCATCCCGCCTGGCGACGCTGGGCCATGACGCTGCGCTCGCTGGATCCGCTGCTCGAGGCGCCGAAGACCGTCCGCGTCCTGATGGGCTGACGTGTCCATCCAGGCTGCGAACCTCTACGCCCTCGTCAGCGTCCAGGGCGCTGGCCAGTCGGTCAGCGAGCTCGGGCGCGTCTCGGGCGCGGTCAACTCCACGCAGGGCACGCTCTCGAAGCTGACCGCGAACGCCCAGCAGGTCGGCAAGGGCATGGGTCAGGTCGCCACCGGGCTCGTCCGCGTCGCCGAGTGGGCCGCGGCCGCGATCATCACCGCTGGCGGCGCGGCCGTCCGCGAGACGACCAGCTTCCAGGCCCAGATGGAGCTCATCAAGACGCAGGCCGGCGCGTCCCAGCAGGAGGTCATCAACCAGACGAAGGCCGTCCAGGACCTCGTCCACCAGGTGGGGATGTCGCCCGACGCCCTCGCGAAGGGCCTGTACCACATCGAATCGGTCGGGGTCCGGGGCGCCGCGGCGCTCGACATCCTGAAGGCAGCCGCGCTTGGGGCGAACGTCGGCCTGGCCGACATGGAGAGCGTCTCGAACGCCCTCACCGCGGTCTGGTTCTCCGGGATCAAGGGCGCCAAGAGCATGACCGACGCCGTCGCCCAGCTCGATGGGATCGTCGGCGTCGGCAACATGCGGATGCAGGACATCACCGACTCGTTCCGGTCGGGCATCCTCGGCACCGCGGCGAACTACGGCATCGACATCCGGAGCCTCGGCGCGGCGATCGCGACCCTCACCGATGCCGGCGTGCCTGCGATCAACGCCGCGACGCGCCTGTCGATGACGTTCACGCACATGGCCGCGCCCACGCAGGCCGCGCTCAAGCAGTTCAAGCTGCTCGGCCTCGGCCAGTACGACTTGGCCTATGACCTCCGGAAACCCGACGGCGTGTTCGTCGCGCTCAAGGACCTCCACGACCACCTGGCGAAGATCGGTGACATCGACGCGAAGGGCCAGCTGACGCCCCAGGGCGCCTCGATCGTCTCGAAGATCTTCGGCGGCAGCCGGTTCGGCGCGTCGGCCATGCAGCTGCTCAACCAGATGGACCGGGTCCAGCAGAAGTACGACGTCATCTCCACGCGCGCCGCCCAGTTCAGCGACAACGTCGCGAAGACGATGGAGACCGCCGGGTTCTCCTGGCACCAGTTCATCAGCGACCTCCAGGAGGGCGGGATCGCGTTCGGTGAGGGCGTCCTGCCGTCGCTGGTCCACGGCCTCAAGGAGCTCGACAACTTCGTGGTCGCGCACACCCCAGACATCGCGAACCTCGGAGTGCAGGTCGGGGCAGCCATCGACAAGATCGACTGGAAGGGCGTCGAGAAGGGCGCCGAGACGTTCGTCGGCTGGCTCCGGACCGGCTTCGACATCCTGAAGAACATCCCGGTCGAGGTCGATGCAACTGTCGCGGCATTCCTCGGGCTCAACAAGCTCTCGGGTGGCCTCCTCGGCACCGGGCTCAGCAACATCCTCGGCGGGCTCCTGAAGGGCGTCGGGAATGTCGCACTGGGCCTCCTGTCGAACGTCCCCGGCGTCGGTGGCGCCATCAGCGCCGCGACGGCCACGCGCGTGTTCATCGTGGGCGCCGCGCCTGGCGTCTTTGGACCCGGGGGCCTCGGACCCATCGCACCAGCGGCTGCCGAAGGGCTGGGGCTCCTCGGTGGCCTGATCGTCGGCGGCGCGCTGCTCGTGTCGATCGCGGGCATCACGGCCGAGGTCGCCGACATGTTCGGCTTCCGCAGCCAGCGGCAGGATCTCGAGGGGAAGTACAACCTCACGAACGCCCAGGCGCTTGCGCTTCAGGTCGAGCAGCACGGCGGCCTGCAGAGCTACGACACGCGATCGCGCGGCGGCATCGCCCAGGCCTTCATCGACGAGCACACGAACTACGCGGAGGCGCTCGCCGCGGCGCACGCGGCGATGCAGAACGTCGACACCCTCACGTCGTCGAGCAACGTCATGGCCAGCAGCATGGTGGCTGCCGGCGCGGCGTTCTCCACCGCGATCGGGCCCCTCGAGGCCGCCATCAAGGCGAATACCGCCGCCCACGCGGCGGCGCACATGACCAAGCCGGGCTGGCTCGTCGCGTGGGAGAAGTCGGTCCACCCCGAGCTCCGAAAGGGCATCACCGACGCGATCACCGGGCTCGGCTCGGGGAAGAACCTCGCCGCGAATGCGCGGTTCCTCGGCCTGAACCTCGGGACGGGCGGGATCGGCGGTGGCGGGATCCACCTGGCCAAGGAGACCATCTCGCTCCTCAACGAGGCGAGGCTGCACACAAGCGATCCCGACACGAAGGCCGCGATCACCACGGCGATCGCCCGGATCGAGGGGCGGATGCCGACCCTCCAGGCGAACCAGGCGAACATCGCCGCGGCCGACCGGATCGCGAGCTCGAGCGAGACGCAGGCCCAGAAGCTCAGCGACCTAAACGCCGTCCTCGACGACGTGAGGAAGAACGGCGACCGCCTGACCCGCTCGCGGATCAACGCCCTGATCGCCGAGGTGAAGAAGCACCCCGACACGACCGGGCCCGGGCTCGGCGCCGACTACAAGGACCTCGCCGAGCGGCACCAGCCGACGAAGCTCAGCCAGACCCTGCAGGTGTTCAACCACATCGCGGCCACGCTCGTCGTCAGCGGCCAGGCGCTCTCGACCGTCGTCCTGTCGCAGGACCAGTTCATGCGCACCTACCAGCGGGACCTGTAGCCCGATGGCCACGGTCAAGGTCCACGGCACCGATCGATCGGCGCAGTACACGCCGAACGAGCTGGGCGCGATCGACATCCAGTTCATGGCCCAGGACGGCCAGCCGGGGCAGGGCTCGGCTCCGATCCCGGACCCCGCCGGCTCGCAGGTCCCGTACGCCGGGTTCAGCTTCCAGTTCCTCGTCGGCGCGACGCTGCTGTTCGACGGGTTCGTCGGCGGGATCACCCGCGATCGCGGCGTCGCGGCCGCCGGCAGCCGGCTCGTGAACACCTACGTCATCGGCGACGAGAACGCCGCGTTCCACGGCTTCCGGGCGTACCGCTGGGTCCGGCCGGCCGAGACGACGAAGGCGCGCTTCCTCGCGATGCTCGCGGCCTTCGTCCCGTGGGTCACGGACACGACGTGGGTCACGAACGACGTCGTCGGCAACATGCCAAAGAAGACGTACACGACCGAGACGCTCTTCGACGAGGTCATGCAGGAGATCCGCGACCTCACCGGGAACACGGCGTTCATCGAGCACCACCGGGCCCACCTGCATCCTCCGACGCTCGGCATCACCGGCGGCCTGGCGTTCTCGGACACCTCGTACGACTTCGCGAGCGCGTTCCCGATCTACAACCCGAAGCGCTCCAAGGACGCGATCGACCTCCGGACCGACATCATGGTCACGGTTCCGAAGGGCAAGGCCACAGCGTCCGACGCGACGGCGATCGCGCGCTACGACGCCGACGGGATCGTCCACCAGGGGCTCGTCGAGCTCGGCTCGGGCACCGTGGCCGAGGCCCAGACGAAGGCGAACCAGCTGCTGGCCGACGCAAAGGCCGAGAAGATCACCTACGAGTTCGATACGGGCCCGATGACCGCGGCGCAGGTCACCACGATCCCCGTCGGTTCGCTCGTCAACGTCACGTCCGCGGTCCTCGGGCTCTCGAGCTCGACGCAGCGGATCGCGGCGATGGGCCTCAAGTACATCCACCCCGACCGCTTCATGGTCCACATCGAGGCCGGTTTTCCGGTCCGCCGCCGGCGCGCTGCGCCGCGGACAGTCAACCCGGTCGACGCCATGAACGCCCAGGCGGACATCCAGCCGTGCGGCTCGCCGATGAGCCTCACCGAGTACGGCCTCCAGATCCTCGAGGGCGTCCGCGGCACGTGGTCCGTCGGTGGCCTCTCGACAGCCTGCGGTGGCGTCGCGCAGGTCGGCTGCGAGCTGGCGAACAACGTGGCGTGGCCGTCGACGGGCTGCGGCGTCGGGACGGGCGGCTGGAACGGCCACCTCGACCGCTGCCTGGCGGTCGGGTTCACGGCGCCGGCCGACTCGGACCAGCTGTTCGCCCGGCTCGACCTCAACGGCGTGCCGTGGGGCAACTATCACCTCGCACGGTGCTTCCTCGGGACCGTGCCGGCCAAGGACGGCGTCCTCGTCAGCGTGGTCGGCGGATCCGCGACGCCTGCCGTCGGCGACCTCGACACCACCGCGCCCACGCGCACGTTCGGCGCCGGCAACGAGGTCTACCTGCCGCGCTCGCTCTTCAGCTTCGGCGCCGGCAACCGGATCATCTTCCAGCCGGCCGAGCACGTGACGACGGACTTCGCCTGCACCTCGTACGTGCTCGGCGTCGGGATCAACGACTCCGGGATCCAGCTGACCCCGACCGTCCAGTTCTACTGCCTCGTCGACGGGACCTACGGCTGGATCGAGGCGCCGCCGCGAGAGGCGTTCGACGGCTCGACGACGACGTTCCACCTCATCGGCGGCTACACGCAGGTCGACCGCGCGACCCTGAACGGCGTCCTGCTCTCGAACGATGTCTGGTCGGCCACGGACGGCTCGACGATCGTGACGAAGGGCTGGGCGCCGAAGGCCGGCGACATCTTCCTCGCCCACTACTACATCCCGCAGTGATCTTCGTCGTCCTCACCCGCGCGCCGAGGTTTGCCGTGCGGGGCACAGCCCACCGGATCTGCTCGGATCCGCATCCGGGCGGCACGATCCGGACCGTCTGCGGCCGCAATCTCCGGAACACGCCGACGCGCGCGACCGTGGCGCTCCACGAGCTCGTCGACGGGCTCGTCCTGTGCTCGAGGTGCGGCTCGTGAGCAGCATCGGCCAGATCGACCTCAGCCGGCAGACCGCGATCGGCCTGCCGCGCGTCCTGCCGCTCGCGGCCGGTGGCACGGCGCGCGACGACGGGCGGGCCGCCGGGCTCGTCCTGCGCGCGGTCAACGACTCGGGCGGGTCTCTGCTCGCGGGGCAGCTCGTCGTCGTGCGAGGTGCCTCGACGCTCGGCGGGAACAATCCGAAGGTCATCGGGCCGTCCGCGGCGATCGACTTCGCCATCGGCATCACCATCGCCGCCTGCGGGAACAACGAGCCCGTCGACATCCTCACGCTCGGGCTGCACCAAGCTGCCCTGTCCGTCGGGACGATCACTCCTGGCGCGCTGCTCTTCCCGTCGACGACGCTCGGATACGTCACTGCCACCCGAGCCGCGGGTGCGATCCCGGTCGGTTACGCGATCACCGCGGCGTCCGGGACCTCGACGGTCGTGATGTGGTTCGACCCGACACCAGCAGGCTTCGCGCTCGAGCACAAGCGCACGCTCGGGACGCCCGGGATCATGCGCCATGCCGATCTCCTCGAGTCGCTTGCCGCCGGGTACTTCAGCTACGACCCGAACTGCGGCGTCCAGACCCACGGCGGCCCCGCGGACATCAACGACCGCGACGCGACCACGTACGCGAGCGTGAACGGTTCGACGCGACCGGTCGTCATGGATGTCGGTCAGGGAAGCGACTATCGGTTCTCGACCATCGGCTGCCGGATGCTCATCGCCCACGGCGGCGGCCCAAACCCGAAGACGGCGACGATCTCAGGCTCGAACGACAACGTGACGTACACGACGATCACGACGGCATCCGTGTCGCTCGGCACAGCGGGGTCGCCGGTCGACAACACGCTCACGTGGGCGCCCACGATCCCCTACCGCTACTACAAGTTCGAGGTCACGTCGGGCGAGACGCTCTGGGTGAGCACATACGAGCTCTATGAGGCCGTCGGCGAGTCGCTCCTCGTTCCGAACCCGGTCAGCGGCGGCCAGGGCTACCTCGATGCGGTGCTCGCGGCGATCTACGCCGGAGCGGTCGTGCCCGGCACCGCAGCCGGCGGCGACCTGTCCGGCACCTACCCGAACCCGACGGTCGCGAAGGTCAACGGGGTTGCAGTGTCCGGCGCTCCGACGGCATCGCAGGTGCTCCGCGCCAGCAGCCCGACCGCGGCCGGCTGGTCGAACGACGACCAGCTGAATGGCGTGACGGTCTCGGGAACTCCGGCACCGGGCATGGAGCTCGTCGCTGTGACTCCGACGATGGCGACGTGGCAGAACCAGAGCTCGGCGCTGCGCCCAATCATGGTCGCGGATACCGACGGCATCCATTGGAACGTCCTCGTCGATGGCAGCGGCAACGCGATCATGGCGAGCTAGGAGGCCGCGATGGCGAACACCTACAACCTCGTCGGCATCCTGGCCACCGGCACGCTCGCTGCCCGCCCGTCGGCCACGACCGTCGCCACAGGGTCGCTGTACGCCGCGACCGACACCGGCGTCATCTATCAGTCGAACGGTGCGACGTGGTCGGTCTGGGCCACCGTCACCGGGACCGCTTCAGGCCCCGCGACCAATGCCGCGGGTCTCGTCTTCGCCGCCACCAGTTTCAGATAGGAGGCTCAGATGGCCGCCGGAACCACCCCGATCTTCGTCGCCACCCCCAAGACCGCTGACGTCACGTTCGTCAACGGCGACGGCAAGACAGCGAAGACCCTCTACACAGCCGGCGCGAACGGCAGCCGGATCCTGTCGATCAACGCCGTCACGAACGATTCAGCGGCGAACGACGTGAACCTGCTACTCAAGACGAACGGCGGTGGCGGAACGGCCCGAAACCTTGGCGGGAAGCGAGTCCCCGCGGCGTCGGGCGACCAGGTCGCCAGCACGACCACCTCGGTCCAGATCCTCGACCCGGCGCAGATCGCCGGGCTCCTCGCGGACGGCTCGCTCCAGCTCGGCGCGACCGACGTTCTCCAGGTCGCGCCCGTCGCCGCGGTCACCAGCGGGAAGACGCTGACGATCGTCGTCCAGGCCGCGGACTACTAGACCGATGAGCGGACCGTACGGCCTGCCCCTCGGGCCTCTCAACCGGCTGCACGACTTCATCGTCCAGGCGGCCGCGTCGATCGGGCGGCCGCCGAAGAACGTCTACCGCCTTGTCGCGAAGAGCGACGGGCTCCACGTCATCAAGTGGGATGGCACCGACGTCGGACCGCTCGGTGCCGGGGGCGGCGGCGGCTCGCTCACGACCGCGTACGCCGACCAGACGACCGGGAACGTCAGCCTGACCACGGATACGCCGGCCGACGCCACCGGGGTCTCGATCTCGCTCGCCGCTGGGACGTGGGTGATCCTCGCCCAACTGACGATCGATACCGGCTCGGCGACGTACATCCTCCTCTACATCACCGACAACTCGAATGCCCAGGTCGGCGAGGCCCGCGGCACCAGGAGCGCCACCTCGCCGACGACGCTGTACGGCCACGCTGTCGTCACGCCTGGCTCGACGACCACGTACAAGCTCCGCGGGCAGGCCGGCGCCGCAGCGACGCTGCTGCGCTACGCGGAGGGCACCATCATCGGCACGAAGATCTTCGCGCTGAAGATCGCCTGAGCCGCGTCCGGGGCGCCTTACCGAGCAGCGCGGGCGTTCCGCGCGGAACGCTGCCTCAGCTCGCTTGCACCTCGCGCCGCGCGGCGAGCGACAGGAAGCCGGCAGCCCCGCTTGCGATGATGACGAGGAAGAAGACCCAGTACGTCGCGCCTCCGACCACCTGGATCACGCCGAACCCGACGTTGACCACTGCCCAGAAGAGCGACCACGACCAGAAGGTCCGCCCCGGCCGCTGGAAGCACCGGATCGCGAAGTAGGCCGTGATGACGGCCGCGACGCCGTTCTCGATCGCCGCACCGTCGAGCCCGAGCCCGGCCTGGCCCAGCGCCGTGAGCTCCTGATACGCCTGCCACTGCTGGAGAGCCAGGAACCCTGTCAGCGCGGCCGCGGCCAGCCATGCGAGGCCCGCGCCGAGAGCCATCTGTGACGAGTTCGCTTGGGCGATCGGCGCCGCCGCCGCGGCAGGAACGGCGGCTGGCGGAGCGGAAGGGCGCAGAGAGACCTCAGCGAGGGCTCGGCGGACGGCTGCCGTCTCGTCAGGCGCGTACACGTACTCGACCGTGAGGACCTGCTGCCCGAGCGCCTCGGACCAAGTCTCAGACCGGGGCACGTAGCCGTCATCGAGCGCTCGGCGCGCCGCAGCGTGGTACTGCGCCTCGGCGCCCTCGCGGGTCGCGGCGCGATAGGCGCCCGATCGTGGCTCGGTCACTTGTCCACCGTCATTGCCAGACGAGGTGTCACAGCTCGTCCACAGCGATCGTCGGTGAGCCGGGGATAAGTGCCTTGCGGCACGATCCCGGGAGGTTCATGCTCGCCCGCTCGACGAGGACCGGGAACCTCGCGCCGGCGCTGGGGGAAGAACGCCGCACGAGGAACGACGTCATGCAGCACCGCGCCGAGCCCGCCGAGATCCTGAATGCCCTCGAGTCCGACGTCGAACGCGCTACGGTCCGAGCGATCCGACGTCTGTCGCGGCTGCCTGCGGCTACCCGCCGCGAGCTCGACCCCTACGGGCTCCTGCTTCGACCGCGCGGGCGAGGCGTTCGGCGACTGGACTGATCGGGCCCTTGGGCGGCCTGAGCAGAACATCGAGCTGATCGTCCTCGAGCTTCACGACGCGGGCGATCTCACGTAGGTCCCAGGCCGAGGGCGTGGCCTTGGCGGTCTCCCACCGGGACACCGCCGCCTCGCTTCGATTGATCTTCTCGGCGAGCTCCGCCTGTGACATGCCAGCGATCGCCCTGAGCTGAACGATCGCCGGACCGAGGAGCCGCCGGTAGTCCTGCTCCTCGCCGGAGACCTTCACTGGCACGACGGCGAGGATGGGGCGTCGGTCGTGCGCGGACCATGCCTCGACCGCTGCCGGGTCGTCGTAATCGAGTGCTAGTCGCGCTATTGACATGTTGGCAGCGTTACCGTAACTTCCCCGGCATGCCTGAGACCCGAGTTTCGAAGACGCGACCGATGCAGCGGGTCGAGCGCCGCATCGGGCGGCCGCTCGAGGAGTACCTGGCCGCGGCCTATCGCTCGAAGACCCAGGAGCAGATCGGGATCGAGCTCGGTGTCGATCGCTCGACCGTCAACCGCTGGATGTTGGCCCTCGACATAGAGGCGCGATTTCCGGGGCAGAAGCCGCCCGACGCCGAGGCGGTCGCATGACCGCCCGGGCGCTGGAGGCCGTCGAAGGGCGACCACCGACGACTGCCGAGGGACGGGCCCGCGCCCTCGAGCGCGCCCGGCTTCGCAACCTCGCCCTGGCC